CCTATTTTTTCCTTTTTGGATTTATCATCTTCTTCTTCAATAGTCCATGATAAACTATATAACATATCCTGAAAACAATTCATCAAAATATTTAATTTATCTTTTTCAACATATTTACTTACTCTGTCTTTCAAAGTGTCAGCTGCTTCTTTAATTATACTTAACTCTGATTCACCTTTACTTGCATATGTACGTTGAACAACTCCACCAGCAGCAGCATAATCAACAATGTCCAACGAATTTAAACGAATAAATTTATCTACTATAATCCCCTCTTTACCATCAGGTGCTTTACCCTCATGCACTCTTGCAATCGCATCAATGGAAAACTGTACTTCTTCTGGATTCTGCTTAGCCTCTTCAAATAACCATGCAGAAGCTGGATTATCAGTAAACCTGATTTTAGCAAATGCTTTGCCATCTTTGCCAATTGATTCTTGCACAGTAGCAGCCCAAACCAATACATCTCTGCCAAATTTCTTTTCATCTGTATGATTGCAAAAAATCTTTTTACGGCTTGACAGTAACGAAGCCATACTTTCAGCAGTTGACTTATCATAAAAAGCCCCATTTGCTGACCAACCCTCTGCAAGAGCTACAATATCAGCAGTTCTATTTTCCTTGTCAATACTGCCCTCTTGCAAGGACACTACAATATTCTGAAATACATCATAACCTTTGTTCATCTTAGCCTCCAACTCCTCAGTTATAGGTTCAACTCCTGCTTCAACAGGAATATCCTCAATTGATTCTTTTTTATTAGATGCTTTCTTTACAGCAGCATTAGATACTTTGAAAGAATATACTTCATCACCATTAGACGATTTATAAGCACTGTTAAACGAAGACACCCAAATCTTTTTTAACTTTGTACTTAGTTTTGCTATATTTTTTGGAAGTTTAGAGTCACTAGTCCCTGAATATGGCAAATCATATCACCAACCTTAGTGCTTCTGTGAAAACTTTTAAATCATAATTTTGCAGCCGAATCCACTCCTTGAGTTAAATTATGTTCGACATGCTTAATATAAGTATAGTTGATAGAGTATGTCAACCCTATCAACTAAAGGATTTTAGTAGTTATTGTTTATTAATTATAAAATTAAGTTTTAGGATTCTTTAGCTACAAACATCATAGTTGTTATTAATGTTTTAAGTGCGTTTGCAATTGCCTTTGACCCGTCGGGATTCCAATCCACAATAGAAGTGAGGACTCTATCAAAAGAATCCTCACTTGCTATCCCAAGGTAGCGACGCAGTTTACCAAGATAGATATTATAAATATAAAAAGAATCAAACGTAATTAAACCATAATCATACTTACTTCTTAAAATATAGCTTGACAATCTAAATGCATCATTCAGTATCTTTTCTATCAGTACTGTTTCCACCGACTTCTATATACTCCTTCAGCACTTCTGCCATACCAAATTTATTACACATACTTTCCAAAAACCCTTTAAATAAATCCAACGTATTTGGGTTAAAAGGATATTCTTTGCCGTCTAAAACAGATACTGGTTCTATATCACAACCTAAATCGTTATACATCACCAAAGTAAGTGCGCTAATTACTGCGCCCGTGTCCGGTAGGCTCTTGGTCTCCTGTTCCTGTTCCATCATCAGGGTCGCTTTTGGTATCTTTTGGTTTTCCATCTTCTTTTCCTTTCGTAACATCGGGCAATAACCCCTGTTTCTGCAATTCTTTTTGTTCTTTACTTATTAAAAATTTCTCTTGGTCTGCATTTAATCCTGCTTTTGCCATTAATGTAGCATTAGAAGCAATACCAATTTCTTTATAAAGTTTGAGTATCTTAGCCGTATTCAACGGGTCGTCCATATACATATCGGGAAAAATAATCTCAATAGGTACGTTTTCAGGTTCTACTTTTAAATTAATTCCACTTTCAATTATCTCATATGCTTTCTTAATTAAATTAGAATCAATCTTAGCCTCTTTAGATTCCAATAGATTAATAGAATCTTTTATATACATCTCTTTCAAAGTTTCCATTTCATTCAAGATAACATCGTAAATACCTGCGATACCTCTTGAAGTTTCATCTTTCTTGAAATCCTCAATAAAATTCTCGGTAACAACTTTAATCGTTTTAAGCATTTTTCTTGAATCTATTTCTTCATCCTGATAGGCTTCCAGCATATTCCTGAATACTTCCCTTAAATATTCAGTCACATATCTGCGAATACTAACAGTAGATGGAATTTTATCTTTAGGACTTGAGGCGTTCCTAGCTGAACGAATAATTAATCTAAACATAGGCTTCAAAAACGACTCAGACAGCAAATCCTGAAAATCAAGAATAGCCATTGTCATCGGATTCTCAGATTTCTTCAAACTACTATAATTACTTTCTGTAGCCCTTTGAGTTAAAACATGCAAAGGTAAACTTGCTCCCGCACATATTTGATATTGCAAAAATAAACCATCCTCTTTAGAATCATTTGCATTTATCTTTGCATTAGTTGGAATCCATTTTCTATCGGGTGTGCTTATTTTAGTTGTCCCACCTGCTGGTGCTGGTTTGTATCTTTCCCATACTTCTGATTTTCTTGAGGATATCTCAAGTATCCAACACACCCGACCAACCTCGTGATTAATAATAGCTCTATCAGTCAGCCACTGTTTATACCATTCGCCCCATTTCATTACTCTTTCAAGAAATACTCTACTACGTACTTCCCTATTCTTCATCAATTTAACAAACTGTACTAACTTGTCGTCCTTCTGCCAGCCTTCTTTACCATCAAATTCTGATGTATGCCCATCTAATTCATCTATTTTCTGAATAAAATAATTTATATCGGCATAATACCTGCGTTTTCTATCTTTATCCGGTATTTTGTTATCCATCATTTCATCATCAAAAAATTCCCTGCAATAAGACAATGGTACACTTTTATCATTTGGATTGGTTTCTATTGTTACTACTTCTAATGGCTGTATTTCCCTAATCTTAACTTTGCCTGTTTTCTTTGAAATAAAGTATAACGGGAAATATTCACTTTCAGTCACCAATAACCACGCCAATCGCTTTAAATACATATCCATAGAATTGTCACGCCAAAATTCTTCCAGCAGTGCTTGTATCTTTGGCTCATCGCATCTAAATTTAACACCTCTACCTAAAGCAAATCGCTGATATACATCCGGTATTGCCCCAATTAATGGGTCTTCATGCACCCTATTATAAGAAATAGTTTGAGCATACCTGCGCTCTTCATCAGATTGCTTTCTTTCCAATGGCATATTATATGCCGTAAAAAACCCTCTTGCACGCCCATACTTAACCGCCTCTGTTACACTCTTTTCAGGGTCAAATTCCTTTGCATTTTTACCACCCCAATTAGAATACATAGATTTATAAAACAAATCATCCTGAGATGCCAATGCTTGTGGATTTAAGGATTCAACGGTATTACGTAATTCCTCTAAATCATACTTAAATTCCTTTTCAACATTTGCAACCGCAGCAGCTGAAGATTCACGTACTTTTTTTTCTATATCTTCCTTCAAATTCTTATTCAACCTCATTGAAGGTAAATAATCCCTTATTTTAAATTTTTTCTTCAAAACATATCACCGCCTTCAGAGTAAAAAATATTATCATCATAATCTGCCCCTACAAAACTCGTATCAAAATCATCTGCTTGCTCTCTTTCAAAAGTTTTGTAGAAAGATGCATATCTCTTATCTCTTTCTGTTACTATGTCCTCTTCTAATAATAACACATCAGATTCATTATTGGTAGCATTAAATATACTGCCTGCCATTGATTCTAATAAATCCAAGGATAATGAAGAAGATTGACAATCTATTGTTACCTTAGAACCCTTAATCCTTTTTTCAGCATGCTTGGCTTCTTCTACAAAATCTTCATTATAGGGAAATATAACCCTTTTATCCGTTAAAGCATTTTTAAGTGATTGCCATGCTGCCATATAATTTCCACCAGTAGATACACGCCTAGTTCTTGAGGGCTTTTTATAATCTACTATCACATATGCCGTTGTCCTATCCAAAGAAAGCCTGTCAATTGCATACCCCTCTGCAATCAGAATTTGCAAACTTTCGTGGCTGGCAAAACGATCAAAGGTAGCCAGCCTAATTTTAAAGCCTCTTCTCGAAAGTTCATTTATAATTAACTCCCTAACATCTGCAATATATAGTTCTTCGCCTCCGCCTTCTGGCTTAATCTTACCAATAAAATCAAATTTTATAATTGGAAGTTCCTGCTCAGTTTCTATATTGACATCTTCCCTTACAGGCACTTTCTTCCAGCCCGAAACATGCGTCATAGACACGCCCATAGCATCGTGCTTCAATCCTAAATCAACATGCATATATCTTGGTATATTATCAGTACAAATAAAATCATCGTCAAATTGCAGTATTTTAGAATCAAATGGATTATTGAGTTCTTTACTCATGCAAGCTTCCACAGAAGACCAATTTAAAAAAGGTGATATAGACCCAATAGGTATTGATAGAATATTACGAGAAGACTCATAAGGGTCTACCGTAAAATCATACTTGTACTCTATGGGAATCTTAATTATCGGTATATGTCAACACCTCTTAGTTATCATAAGTTTCTGGTTCAAAATTATCACTTGAATAATCATCAAAATGTGAAAACACCATAATTTCTGCTGTTTTCTTTGAAAAGCCATTTTTTCTCAATGCTTTATAATACATACCCCGTATCTTAGCCATATTAATTAAAAAATCAGGATTATCTAAATAAATCCTTGCAACTGAATTAGACCAATCCATTGATTCTTTTAAATCTTTAAGTTCGTCTTCATTTGTTATTTCATTCACTAATTCATCACACCGTTCCATTGCATCTTTTTCCAATTTTCTTTTCATACATCTCCTACTTGGCGTATTCCCACCTAATCTCTAATTTATCCGAATCAGGTCGGTCTGTTTTCAATACACCTTGTCTTTTTAATCGTCTTAGTACTTTTCTAGTATTAAGATTATAGCCCAACTCTTCTACTTTTTGTTTTATTTGAGAACTTGTAGCAATACCATTAAGTAACTTTATAACACCCAACATACAAATATCTTCTTTATCTGATTTGTTCATCAATAGCCCCCTCTGGTAAACCGTATTCTACATTTTGTTCGTCAATCATTTTCTTTTTAAATGCTCTCTGCATTAACTTAAAATCTCTTTGTAAATCATTCAAAGTATCCCCTAATGGGTATACAGGGTCTTCTGAAATAGATGCTATCCCTCCCAAAGCATCATAATCCACTTCTTTAATTACAAAAAATTCCTTACCACTCTCTTTGCTTACTCCCTTTACAATTCGATAATTCCAATGCATATTAGCCCCTTAATTCAATGACAAATTCCCATTCTCTAAATTCAACAACAATTTATCGTTTGGGTCTTCATCTGTGTTTCCAAAAATAATGTCTTCTATCGGAACATCGACGTAATACTCGTCTAATGCCCGTATTTGCCTTTCATCTTTAACAACCTGATACTTATTCGTATCAAAATAAAAATGGTCTTTACCAACTGCCTTATCGGGGTCTACCTTCCAAGGCAATAGCACTTTATAAAATACACCTTTATTATTTATTTTGTGGTATGCCTCTCTAATCCTCGACACTAAATAATCCTCATCATAATTAACCGAAGATATTAAAATCCCTAATCCGTCGTCATAACCGTCTTTACGGAATCGTGATTTCCTACGCCCTTCGGCTGACATATAAGCTGCTGCTGCTTGGTCATAAGTTTCCGAACCCGACCCTTTAGTACGACTACTACCGTCTATAATCTCTAAAAACGAAATCTCATCCATTACGAAACTAAAAATAGAATATCCAGCATTTGCTGCCTCAGTTGCCGTATTGGGAAAGATAATGGTATTGTTTCCGGGGATATCTATCATACTCTTAATTCTAGGATTAATGGGAAAATAATCTTTATTAAAACCCGATAAGAAAGGTGGTATCATCTCTGAAAAGGTAATTAATTTTGATTTCTCAACTGTCTTGGATAAAGCAATAAATGCTACCTTGGAAGTTGGCTTTAATTTGTAGTACTCCTGCGGGCATGCTCTTTTAGAACGGGCAGCATATTTACAACTAAACCTAAACCATTCCAGCCAAATAAGAGTACCGCCTATTCCCGCTGTTTTACCACTATTCTTACATAGAAAATCATTGTAAGACAGAAATGTATGACTCTCATTGTCTATTGTGATATCATAGGTATCCATAACACCTAAACTTACATAATTAATAACTCTAAAATATTCAGAATTTATTTGTATAAACTCAATTGTAGAATCAGAATTTTTAAGGTGGTTTATTATCTCATCAATTGTCAATTCTTTAATTTCAGAAATAAATATTTGATGCTTATCATCAATTGAAAATCTTTTCCCCACCCTATTAACATAATAACTTCTTCTAACAGGAAAGTGATGTTCTTTAGTGGCATCCACATAATTACCGTCTTTACAATAAATTCTAAATACTTCTTTCTTGCCTGAGTAAGTTTTATTTATAATATTACATTCTTCTGTTGTATCTCCTTTAACTCCAAGTATCTTATCCCCAATTTTAGACTCACCAATCGTAATATACCCATCATTGGTTTTAATAGGTGCATA